CGTTAGAAACTGGCATGGCGGCAGCGGACCGAAGGGAAGTTGTAATAATACCCATATCGGCGTAGAAATGACAGAGCCGGCCACGATTAAATATACCGGCGGCGCGTCGTGGATCGAACTTTCCGACGGCAGCAACACGAAAGCGGTTGTTCTGAAAAATTACAGAAACGCCGTGGAATACTTCGCGTATTTGTGCCAGAAGTTCGGGTGGAACCCGGAGAAAGACGGCGTTATTCTTTCCCATTCGGAAGGACACGCCCGCGGGTATGCCACAAACCACGCAGACGTTGAACATATTTGGAAAAAGTACGGCCTGACAATGGATCAGTTCAGAAAGGACGTAAAAGCAGCCATGGCAGGCGGTATCATTTCAGTTACAGGATCGCCCGCGGTTACAGATACGGGAGCGCAGGGCGTGAAGGCACTTTCTGGTGCGGTAACGGTAATTTATACCGGATCCGACGGCCTGAACGTGAGAACAACGCCTTCGTTCACTTCCGGAAATGTGAAGAAGGTTGTAAAAAACGGCGCAGCCTTCACAGTTACCGGAATTTCCAAAGATGAAAAATGGTACCAGATCAACGACGGCGGGGCAGCGGCCTATATAACAGCCGTTCCGGACTATGTTTCATTCAAGGCAACACCGGAACAGAAGGCAAGCACAGCGGGAACCGGTTATTTCAGAGTAAGAAAAGACTGGAAGGACGCGGCAAGCCAGATCGGAGCCTTTAAGGATAGAGAAAACGCCGTGGAACTGGCAAAGCAAAACGCCGGTTATTATGTCTTTGACAACGACGGAAACAGGATCTACCCGGAAGCACCGGCGGAGCCGGTTGCTGCAGAATACAAAGTGAACGTGACGACTTCGGATCTTCGTATCAGGAAAGGACCGGGAACAACGTTCGACTACTGGAAGAAAGACGGGAAACCCGTCTACACGGGAAAGGGAGCCTTTACAATCGTAGAGGAAGCAGAAGGCCCCGGCGCTTCAAAGTGGGGCTTATTAAAAGCCTACGCCGCAGGCCGTAACGGTTGGGTTTCCCTTGACTACGCAAAGAAAGCGTAAAACGTAACTATCAACAGTTCATGAAAACCACTTGAAAGTCAGAAAAAGGAATAATATGTCACCGAAACCCCGTCAATAAAAGGCGGGGTTTATTATTTAAAAAAATATAACATATTCCGGAATATATATTGACATATTCCGGAATATGTTATATAATAAAGACAGTTAAGGAAGACTTAACGAATACATGGGCAAGCATAGAAAGGAGAACAACATGAGCGAAATGGATAAAAAGGAAATAAAAGAAGTCATAGAATGGTGTGACGAAAAGGGGCATAGCGAACATGAAATCTTAGAATTGATAAGACGAATTGTCGACGCGAAGCCGCGAGAAGAAAATGAATAAGAAATAAGGGACACAGAAAGGGCGGTGGACTTGCCAAAGCCGCCCGATCCGTTAAATTCATTATAAAAGGAATAAGACAAAATGGCAAGAGCAAAGAACGAAGAGTTTAACCAGATTAAATATCAGAACGAATTTAAGAAGGCAAATTATGATCGCGTGGAAATCCTTGTGAAAAAAGGAGAAAGGGCAATTATAAAAGAAATAGCAGCAGCAGCAGGACAAAACGTAAGTGAATATATAAATCAGGCGATAAAAGAAAGAATGGAACGCGATCAGCGCATGACGGCAGAAGAACAGGAATAATAAAAAGGACTATATAACAACGGGCGCCGACCTTTCCAATCTGGAAGGGATAGCGCCCGCTGTGGTTATATAGTTATCCTTCAAGTACAAGATCATAGAATACATTTTCGGAAAGTATTTCTATGTCGTGGCCTTTGAGGATCAGATCTTCGGCCTTTTTCTGCTTGTTGCTTTTCCCATCCTTGATAGACTGGCAAAAGTCATTATTACCCAAAATTAAATAGTTCGTTTTCTTTGTGACATTATCGCCAACAGAACCGCCAAAATCAACGACTAATTGCATAGCGTCTTTACGCGACATTTTTTCAAGTGTTCCAGTGAACACACACACTTTACCAAAAAGCGGGTGAGAGGTATCGAAAGAAATGTTTTCCGTAGAAATATCTTTAGCGTGCAGTTCGCTTCTTTTACTGGATAATTTGAAATCTTCGAGACTTTGTCCGGTGGCTAAAATATCGGCTTGCAATTTTTCAAAAATGGCGTTGCATATTTCACAATCAACGGCCGCCCTATGAGCGCCGGCGGTAGAAATTCCGTAATGATCGGCAACGGTTGCTTGCTTATGATTTTTTAGACCAGGAAGAATTTTCCGCGCGATCCGCATAACATCAATAAAGGAGTTTGACAAAATAAGCGAGCGACAGTTCAGAAGATTGTCATATAAAAAGTTAATATCGAAGTTGACGTTATAGCCAACAATAAGATCGGAACCAACGAAATTATAAAATTTTTGCATAGTTTCTGAAATATCCGGGGCGCTTTTCAACATATCGTTCGTAATGCCTGTAAGTGAAGTTATGTATTCGTCGATAGGTTCGGAAGGCTTCACAAGTGTTGAAAAAGTACCGATATTTTGGCCGGAAGAATATTTCATGGCCGAAATTTCAATAATTTCACAGTAACGCGGATCAAGGCCGGTCGTTTCAATGTCGAGTACGGTATAAGTAGAAGGAAAATCTATAACGCTTTTCCCCTTACCTTTTCGCACGACTTTTTCACGCGATCCGTCGGAAGTGGTGATATACGGGCGTCCGTCTTCGTCAATACCAATAGAAATAAACATATTTTGTTCCCCCTTGCGGTTAGATTTTTAAGGGCAGCAGGTAGAAAAGTTCGCGTTGCTGACCTTTAGCACAATTTTAGAAACTTTATGTGTTAAAGTCAAGAAAGTTTCTGAACATTAACACATAAAGGAGCCGCAACGAATGAAAATATATTCATACAGGGGAAAGAAGAACCTTTCCGGTGATAAAATCAGGGAAGCCAGATTGAAACAACGCCTTTCACAATCTGATTTAGCGGCAAAAGTACAGATTGCAGGCGTGACACTTGAAAGGGATAGCATAAGCCGGATCGAGATAGGAACCCGCTTTGTCACTGATTATGAATTAAAAATTTTTGCAAAAGTTTTACACGTAAATGTGGAATGGTTGTTGGAAGAAACCGAAGAATAACGCCGGGGCTATAATGGCCGCGGCGTTATTTTTTGAAAGGATCGAAGCCATGAGACATTTTTACCACCTGACACATGATGATAGAATAAAAATTGAAGCACTTTTGAAAGAAAAACACACACCGAAAGAAATTGCAAATAATATCGGTTGCCATATTTCTACAATATATAGAGAACTGAAACGCGGCAGGTATGAACACCGCAATTCTGACTGGACAACAGAAGAACGGTACAGTCCAGATATAGCGGACGAAAAATACCGGGAAAATTTGGCCGCAAAAGGTCCGGGGCTAAAAATTGGAAATGATATAGAATTAGCGGAGTATATCGAAAAAAAGATTGTGAATGAAAAATACTCACCGGGAGCAGTATTAGGAGAAATCAAACACAAGGGAATTACGTTTTCTGTTACAATAAGCAAAACGACACTTTATAGTTATATAGACAAGGGAATTTTCCTTCATTTGACAAATAAAGATTTGCCGGTAAAGAAGAATGAAAAAAAGAAATATGATAAAGTGCGCAGAACACGGGCGCAAAAGGGCGACAGCATAGAAAAACGCCCGGAAGTAGTAAATACAAGAGAAACGTTCGGACATTGGGAAATGGACACAGTAGTTGGACTTCGGGGGAAATCGAAAAAATCGCTTCTGGTATTAACGGAAAGAAAAACAAGAAAAGAAATCATCATGGAATTAAAACGGCATACGGCCGCGGAAGTAGTTAAATCATTAAATAAGCTTGAAAGAAAATGGGGAAAAATGTTTTATAAGGTATTTAAAACAATTACCGTTGATAATGGATCGGAATTTGCGGACTTTGAAGGAATGGAGAAGGCAGCGCGCAGAAAAGGAAGCAGAGTGAAATTATATTATTGTCACCCATATAGCAGTTGTGAAAGGGGGTCAAATGAAAATCAAAACAGAATGATCCGGCGGCACGTACCTAAAGGGACAGATTTTGACACGGTGTCCGGCGACACAGTAAAACAGATAGAGATCTGGATCAATAACTATCCGCGCCGGTTGTTCAACTATGGAACAGCCGAAGAGCGCTTCAATGAAGAAATGGCAAAGTTAGAAGGTTGTTGAATATGCACAAAAAAGCAGAATGGAAATTGTGAAAAAGAGAGAACACAAAAACCAGTGATATTTTTCGCATTTAACGCTTGACTTTTTATACGTAGGGTTTTAAAATAAATGCGAAAAGAGGTTGAAAAACCTTTTGCCGCATTTATTTTTTTACAAAAAAATAGAAAAATTCCGATAATGCGGCGGGGTATAGCAACCCTTCCGCATTATTTTTTTACGCATAAAGAAGGAGAGGTGAGAGCATGAGCAAAAAGCCGTATACAAGTTTAACTTTTGAAAAACGCCAAATTATAGAAAATATGGCAAAAAAGAAGCAGACGCCGCAGCGGATTGCAGAAGCGACCGGGGTTCATGTGGCGACTATTTACAGGGAAATGAAACGCGGTCAGACAAAAGACGGATACAGTGCAATCAAAGCACAATGTGAAGTTTTGAGATAATACGGGTCAACAGATCGGCCGTTTTATAAAGGTTATATTTTCGGAGTAGGTCAACAGGTTTTCGGTTCAGTTTTTAAGGTAAAAACAGAACAGCGGTGGAGAACACGAACGCTTAAAAAAGTTCCATGAAGGATAACAGGTTTTTTACTTTTAAGGCGAAAGTAAATAAGGTTTGGAAGTTCCCGACAAAAAAAACAGCCGTCGGATCGCGTGAAAGCCGATTAACAAGAACACGCCCGAAAATATCACCCTTATAAAATGGCCGATTATAGCAAAAATGAAAGGAGCGTGAACCGGTGGACAAAGAAACAGACGCACTTCTGAAAATTGCAAGAGAAAGAGAAAACAAAAAAGATCTTCTGGCTTACCAGAAGTTAAAAGAGATTAGCACCGGAAGAACATATTCGGAAGTACAGGACATTTTAGACAGAATGGGAAAGCAGCTTTCACGGTGGGTAGGCGCTACACCGTGTCAGCCGAACGAATACGCGTTAGACTGGCACGGCCACAAAGTAACGCCGCCCGTTGATGAGACAACAAGCGGCAGAGGGTAGAAAGGAGCGCGGACCATTGCGAACATTTAAAGAAACTTCAAAGATCGTCGAGGAAGTGGCAAACATAGCGCTGCAGGCAGCAGAAGAAAAAGGGCTGACTTTCCGCGAAGTTCTTTACCTTCCGGAAATGATAGACGCAAGAATAAAAAAGGAGATTGAAAAAAAGGAAGAACCATTCAGGAGAACCACGCAGCAGTGAAAACCGCGGGGCGCCCGACTATTCGATCGGTTTTAATTGAGAACAAACCTTTTCAGCAGCGGTTACAACGGCCGTTTTGATTGTTTGACCTTCCGTGGTTTCAATATCGGCGTTGTCGAGTTCGTCAATTAAAACTTTCCTGAAATAGTCAAAGACTTCGTAAAGTTCAGGATCTTTTTTCAAAATTACACCCCCTTTCACCTTCGTATTACCACGAAGGCAGCAGGGGAACCAGAAGAAAGGAGCATTTACAACGAAGATTATTATTTTTAGAAGCCTTCGCAAGTATTCAGAAGACGACTTCAACACGTTCGCGGCGGCGCTGCATGACGTACCGGGAGCGAAGGCCAACAAGAGAACCTTGACAATAGAAGCGAACGGCCACCGGGTAGAGTTCCGGAACGGTTCGCCCTACGATCCGAAGAACGCCGGCCTTCATGCC